ATAACGTAATTCCATTAGAGAAGTCGGTTGTATCAAAGGTAATAGGATAAGCAACAGTCGTACTAGCAGCAGTCTGGTCTGTTCCGTCTTGAAAAGCCCCATAAGGTGCAGAATCAGCAAAAGACGCACTAGAGATAGGAACAAACAAGATTACGCTATCTGGGCCTATCCTTCGGTCTGTCAAAGTGGTAGTAGTTGCCCCACCAGTTGCCAGAGTCAAAGTCCCTGTGTTATTGGTTTTTCCGTCCATGATGCCACGGACTACTTCAGCCACAGCCCTCTGGTCACCACCAAATGCGGGTAGGCTTCTAAACATCAACGAACCCCTTGTGGCGTAACATCCACATCCACAGAGATAGCGTTATTCCAATTGTCACCAGTAGGAGTAACCTTTAGTCTGTGATACCTACCTGCGCTTCTAAGTGGCACACGATTCTCTGAACTAGCAGCCACAGCAGTATTAAAATTTACACCTTGGTTTAACAGGGTACGAGAAGCAATAGCCACAGTTGCAGAGCCATTGTCAACAATAGGTCTAGCTAGGGTTACTACTGAGTTAGCACCAATATCTAAGTCTCCAGTAGCAATAACGCCTGTCTGACTAGCACCTGTGTAAGTCATCACACGAGTGGCTAAAGTACCGCCTAAGAAATACTTACCGCCAACATACAGTTGAGAGTCCAAACTTGTAGTTAACGCATCAATAGAACCAGAAATGCTATCCAAGTTCTCAAGCGTTAAAGATGATGTAGATGCTTCTGCTAAGAAATCTGTACCTGCATCGCCATAAGTCCACTTCTGTGTCTTAAAGTTATAAATTATTAGATTACGAGTTCCGTTAACAGATTTGTAATTCCAAATTACAAGTTTGCGAATTGGGTCAACAGCAGCAGACATAGAGCCATAGTCAGATTCCGAGGCATCTTGTAAGAAATACCTATCTACTTTTTCTGCACCAATAGCTGTTACGTTTTGACCATCACACACATAAAAACCATCGTCAGACAAAAAGAAAGTTACGCCTTGGTACTGAGCAATTGAGCCAGATACCATGCAACCTTTACCACGAGAGATATTGTCAAACTGGAAAATAAACGGAGTACCCACATAGGTCATTCTGTGAATTGCTCGTTCTAAAAGAACAATGCCAAACTCACCACCACGGATTCCTACAATCTGTCCACCATCAGGAATATCCTGATAATCAGACTGTGTGTTTACATCCTCAGTCCAATCTGTCTCATCATTGATTGCTGACCAACGAACACGATATTGTTGCTGAGTAGTTTCTAACGTATTAGCGCAAACAACAAAGTCACGCACCACAGTAATAAACTTAGCAATAGGCGCAGTAGCTGACAAATCAGCAAACGATGTAGATGTTCCTAATGTCCATGCCTGTAATCTATCAGCATTGTTTGCAGAGATTACACGCTTGCCAAACTGAGTAAAACGAACCCTGTCGGCAGCACCAGTTGTCATTCCTGTTTTAACTTGAGTTATCGTGCCAACACCGCTTACTGTGTAAATCTTAGATGCGCCAGCAGCAAACAACTCAGTATTACCATCAGGCTTTTTGGCAGCATAAAGAGAAGTTAAATTCTCAGCAGCGTTACTAGAGGAAAAAGTAACAGGAGTGGGAAATGGGCCATAACCGATAGCCAAAGAAACCACGTTCTTAGCGTCAGTCAACGCACCCGACACGCTAGGTTGGTCAGGCATCCACTCACCAAAAGTTAGTTTTGTCGTAGCCATGTGTTACTTCCTTGCGTCTGAATTGTCCATGTATTGTCATTGGCAGAAACTGGTGTCCAAGTGTTATCGTCTTGTGGTACTGGTGTCCAGTTCTCGCCAAGGATTACACCATTAGCCGTTACTAAAGATATACCATTGATAGATACCACACCTGCATAAATTGCAGACGCATTAGCTGTAACGTCTGCGTTTGCAGTTATGTTCGCTATCGCACCAACAACCAAACCACCATTAGCTACTACTGTTGCATCACCAGTAATTGAGCCAGTTGCATCTCTTACTCTTATGCCATCAGCAGTTACAGTTGCGTTAGCAGTTACTGAAGCTGCTGCATTTGCTACGATTCCACCAAGAGCCGTAACAGTTGCGTTTCCAGTTATATCTGCGATACCAAACTGAACACGAGTTCCATTGGCTATTACGTCTGCATTAGCGGTAATACTTCCACTAGCAAACTGGACACGAGTAGCATCTGCGGTAACAGTAGCATTACCATCAATAGCACCAGAGCCAAACTGCACCCTAGTTGCATCACAGGTAACACTAGCAGAGCAATCAATGCTTGCACTAGCAAACTGAACCCTTACTGCATCTGCCGTTACTGTCGCTGTTCCATCTACCGCCCCACTACCACTCTGAACCCTTATAGCGTCAGCTACAACGCTTGCAGACGCAGTTACAGACCCATAGGCATCCCATAGGGTTACTGAGGTAATATAAAGTGGACTATCGAGTGTGAGTGTTAAGTCATCAATGCTAGACTTTAAATTGTCTAGCGAGTCAATCGTCCACGGAGGCAGTAAATCAGCCATCTCACGCTAAAGTAACGCTCAATGAACTAGTAGCAATGCGGAACACATCACCAGTTGCAATCGTTTTAGAAGCGTCTAGTGGTGAGTGATACAGCAAGTTACCTGCTGTAGAAGCATCACGGATTCCAATGTGCGTGATTGTTCCCCATGCACCGCCAGCTTGAGGAAACTCAATAGCAGCAGAATTGGTAGAAGCACCATTGGAGGGCGCACCAAAAGTAATTGCCTGACGAGCATAGCTAGTACCAGAACACTCAGTTCCAGTATCAGCGTCTGTTGGGTCAGTTGTATAAAGTGCTAAATACACAGTTGTTGGTGCTGTGTAAGCAGTTGCTCTCAACGTAACATTGATAAGAGCATTTTCTAAGTAGTTGGACATTTCAGCCATAGTTTCACCTTGCAGTTAATTTCATTGCTAACGGAACACCAGAATACTGACCTTCTTCGTCAGACTTGGTAAGAGAGCCGATTGCTCGGTCATACATAGAACCCCATGTATTGATTCGTGCGTCATTCATTAGATAAGGCTCTGCCTCAACCAATGCGCCATATAGTAAGCCATCTGGGGCAACATTTAGAAATACGTTAGAAGCATTACTGCTTGACAGATATGGAGGCGCAGCAAAGTAGAGCATCTTTAGCGTATATACGCCATCAGGTGCAGGTGCTAATTGAAACTCACTTGCAAGAATTGTGTAACTCTTAGGAACACCAACTTCTGATGTTCTTTGGTCATTAGATAACGATGATGGGCTAGAGTAACTCAATGGTTGAATTGGGTTAGTCATCACCACAAAGTCACGAATCTCTAAGAAGTCGCTAGGCAGTTCTACAGTTGCATCACCAGAGACTGTGCTGGTTGTTACAGACTTTAGCATCTGACGAATACGCAGTTCTCTACGCAAACGATTCTCAGCCAAAGTAATGAAGTCTGGAATGATGCTTGTCAGGTCAGACCTAGCCAAGTAATTAGCTATTGAAGTCTGCAAATCAGAGTAGGTAGCAAAACTCATACAACTCCTGTCCTAGTGCGCCATGCACGATTCATTGGGTCATTCAGAAAAGCAGCAAACCGCTTGTCATCAAGAACAGCAAAGCCACGCATGATTCCCTGTTTGTTTAAGTCATCAATAACTGTCATTGGAATAGATGCAACTTTATTGCCAAACAAGTTATCAGACCATCTTGCTCTCTCGTCATACGAGTTATATTCTTTTTTATTTTGCTCAACAATGTCAGACACATCCTGACGAGTTTGAATAACGATGCCACCCTCACCATCAGCATGGACAGCACTTTGACGAAAATTGTTAGGATTTTGCATAGCCTAATTCTATCAGTTTGAGTAGAAAAGAAAATGCCCCAGAGTTTGAAGTCTGAGGCATTTTTCGGAGTTACCTTAGATTAAGCTGTAAGGTCAGCAAGGATGCCGTGAGCAGCTTGGTTTTTAACTTCCAAGGTGAACTCAGCCAACAATTGTGTTGACTCATTGTCGCCAGTTACAGCCAATTCATTGGTCTGGAATGGACGCAGATAAGCGATAGCAGCCATGTCAGGGTCAAGAATGTAAGCAACTTCATCGCAAGTGTTGGTAGATGTCATGAACCTGTTGGGAACAACGCTCACAGTTCCGAAATCTGACAGGTAAACATCTGCCGCCGCCACGATAGTGGTAGGGGTATTAGCAGGGGCCATGAAACGCTGAGCAGCGATACCAGCAAAAGCAGAAACCAATTGCTTGTGTGCAGGGTTGACCATCAACACTTTAGGATTGCCACCAGAAGCGTAAACTTCACGGATAACAGTCTTCAAGATTGTTTCGTCAAAAGTGCGGTTTGTGCCGTTAGTACGAGCAGTAGTGCCCAAGTCACCAGCCACGCCAGAAGTACCGCCATCATAGTTGGAGTTCAACCATGCTTGCAGACCACCCAATTTACGAGCAGTAGAACTGTTGCCGTTAGCAGCAGTCTGGTTGCTCAACAGGGTTGTTTCCATGTCACGCTTGATTTCGCTAGAGGCTTTGGCAAGTTGATAAGCCTTTTCAGACTTACGACCAGCTTTGTCAACAGCTTGCAAAGTGCCAGAAATCTTTACAGTCTTCTGTGCAATTTGGCAACGATTGCCAACACGAGTCGTAGGAGACATAGTG